TTACTTTTAAAGCATCACCAGATTGAACTACAAACTTTGCTCCACCATCTAAAACTTGTAATGATGAACCTGCAGGTATTGGTGCGTCTTTAATTAAATAAATATCGTTTGAACCATCATTGATATAAACAGATGCTATAACACTTGATGTTGTAACATTTGAAACTGATATACCAACAACAGTATCAAAGCTGTTTGCAGTAAATAGTGTTGCCGCAGATGTTCCTACATTATTGCTTGTGTATCTTCTAAAGTTCTGTGCCATATATACTCCTTACTATAAAGCGATTGCCATTGCAATGCTAAATCCATTGGTTGCGAAATTACTTGTGTCTACTGCTTCTACATTATTCCATGCAGAACCTGTCCAGTATTTTAGAACATTACTTGTAGTGTTAAAATATAATGCTCCTACTAATAAAGTGTTACTGTCATTATCAACACTTGGATCACTAGCTTTTGGCCCTAAATATCTATCATCAAAATTATCATATGCTGTTTCAGCCGCAGTAGCAGAAGTAGCCGCAGATGTCGCTGAATTAGCGGCATTAGTAGCCGAAGTAGATGCATTGGTTGCAGATGTACTTGCCGCAGTTGCAGAATTAGATGCGTTAGTTGCTGATGTAGATGCTGATGACGCTGAACTTGCGGCGTTTGTAGCTGATGTAGATGCTTCACTAGCTTTTGTAGTAGCTGTTGTTGCTGAACTGGCCGCAGATGTAGCAGAATTTGATGCGTTTGTTGCGCTGGTAGCGGCGTTAGTTTCGCTGGTAGCCGCATTAGTTTTACTTGTTTCAGCATTGGTTGCTGAAGTAGATGCTTCACCTGCTTTTGTAGTTGCAGTTGTAGCAGAGGTTGCGGCATTAGTTTCAGAAGTTGATGCATTAGTAGCAGAAGTTGCCGCATTTGTAGCAGAAGTTGCCGCCGCAGTAGCAGAATTAGCCGCCGCAGTTGCACTTGCCGCCGCCGCAGTTGCAGAAGTTGTTGCACTTTCAGCATCAACTAATAAAGACCATTTAGCAACATCTGTATTAGATGAAATAGGTTGTGCGCCAGATGAAGTATGTGCAGTTATACATATATAAATATTTCCATTGGAAGTATCTTTTACAATATCTCTTTGAGCATATGTTTCACTAGATGTCCAATTGCCTTGAAATTGCCCTAATTCTTGAGCAACTGATAATTCACCTGTACTATCAAATGCAAGAACTTTGTTAGCACGTTGTGTAGCACCAACTGTAAATTCAGTTGATGTCATAGTATTTGTTCTTGATAGTTTAATTGATCTATCTGCTTCTTCTTGAATTTCTTGTACTAATGATACTGATTTATCAAATGCACCTTCTACTGTTTCTGCACTAAAAGGGTCATTTTCTACTAAGTCTAATTCTTGAGTTTGTGTAGTTGATCTTCTAATAACTAATGTTTCACCATTTGCAGGTGCAACAACCATAGTTACATTACCACCACCTGCATCACCTGCACCACTAACTGTGTAATTAGTTGATAAATTTTTTAATGTTTCAGTACCTAGTGATGATCTAACAAGAACCTGTATATCAGCATTTGTATTTATCTTAAATGTATAAGGAAATACGGTTTGAGTTCCATTTCCAGAATAACTGTTTTTTATAATAGTAGTAGTAATTGTCATAATTATTCCTCTATTTTATCAGATTTTTGTTCTTTAATAAAGTTAATAGGATATGTATTATCAGTTTTTTCTATAAACTCAACTAACTTCATAATCATAATTGCTTGTTTTTTACTGTCTGTTTCAGTTAAAAAATCTTGTAACAATACTGTACCACCAGCCATTTGAGATAATCTGTCAATTAATAATTTATTAGTTTTTAAACTTTCACTTCTTGCTAATAATGCCATTTTATGTTTATTAGTTAATGGTTCACCTGTAGTTAATTTTTCAATAGCTTCTCTAAAATCAAGTGTAACTTGAGCATTTTCTTTTTCGTATTGTTGTAATCCACCTTCAGAATTTTCCATATATCCTACTATTGGATTATTACCAATTTTTACAAATCTATTAAGTATTCTACCTACTACTGGCATATCAAGCATTTCTTCTAATTCTGATGATATTTCTTCAAAGTTATTGCTTTTAAATTTATATAAACCTTGACCAGAATAAGTATTAAAAAACCATTTTAATAATTCTTTGTTTTTTCTAGCATCATCTGCTTTATCAGTTGTTTTATCAATTGCTGTAGTTCCTCTAAAATCATCATATGGAGTAGTACCATTCATCCATCCAATAACATCACCAAATAAACTAAATACAGGGTTCATAGAAGGTAAACCAGAACTACCTAAATAACCAAACAAATCAGCAGGTGTTTCAAATGTACCTGTCTTTCCATCATCACCAATACTCATTGCTTTGTATAAAAATCCATTAATTAATCTAGATGTTTCGTCTTGTGGTATTCTTAAATATACTGGCCTTCCATCTTGTGTTTCACCTAAAACAATTGGAATGTAATTTATTTTATCCCAATCAGATATACCGTATTTATAAACCATACCTAACGAAGCACCAAATAATCCTACTTCCATCATTTTTTGTAAAATTTTAGGCATTACGTTATAAGCTATAAACTTACCACCAACTGATGCAGGGTCTTCTCTAAACCTAGTTATATCTGCTCTCCAACCTTCTTTAAATGCGTTAGAATATAAATATAAATTATTAGTAAATGCATTTAATCTACCTTGTCTTAAAAAGTTTGGTGATCCTACTTCTGATTGTATTCTTAACATCATTTCTTTATCATTCATTTTTAAATCACCTCTTTTAATTGCATCTCTTAAATACATAGTTCCTGCAATTTTAGGTGTTCTTTCAAACATTCTAGCAAAGTTACCTAATGTAGAAAATAAATGACCAAACGTATCATTCCAAAATTTATCAAATCCTTTTTTCTTTTGCATATCACCAAGTAATCTTTCAAGCATATATGTGTCTGGATCAAGACCCTTCATTAATGCTTTACTACCTGCTTGTCCTCTATATCCTTCATTCATAGAAATTAAAAAACCTTCACTTTCCATCCATCTAGTAAGTTCAGTACCATCTTTAAAAATAGATTGGTATGCAGGTTTAACTGCTTTAAAATAATATTTAAACAATGAGTTTTTACCCATACCAGCAATATCAATATATCTAGCATTAGGTAGTAGTTTAACTGATCTGTTTAAATCTCTAGCTAAGTTGATTGGCCAGAAAGCAGGATTATATTCAGTAAACATTTTTCTAAACACATCACCCGTTCCTGTCATAATTTTGTACATCATCATTGTACCGTTTGGATTTTCTTTAAATGATTGTGCTACAAATTTATTAACGTGCCAATGTTGCATTTTACCGTCTTTCATGTAACTAAATTGTTCCATGCCTTTAGCAGGTTTTTCTAATCTACCTTTTCCAATAAATTTAGGTTTGTAAATAACTCTATCTTTTACTTTAGCACCATAAGCACCATATTTTTTACCATATGTTTCCATCCAATTTTTGTTTTCTTTTAACCATTTAACAGTTAAAGCCATTGTTCTATGTCTTTTGGCTTCAACCATTAACAACATATCTTTTTCAAGTGTTGCATTAAATACATTCATAATGTCATCAAATGTACCTTTTGATCCTTTTAAAAATCTTGTAGCACTTGAGTTTGGCCCGTATTTTTCTATACGTTCTAACAAATATTTTCTTACGTTAAATGTAACGTATTCTTTATTGTTTTCTAATTTAGCAATTAGTTCTTTGTCATACATTCCACTTTCTTTTAATTCTGGAATAACCATTTCTTGTCTAACTTTATAAAATTCATTTGTTAGTTCAAATAGTTGTGGATGTAATTTTACATAATAATCATATATTTCTTTTGCAGTTCTATTACCTAATACTTTTGCTAAGTCTGGATTGACTTTCATAATACCTAGTGAATTAACTAATTTGTTTCTTTGTGAACTTTCAGCTATGTTTCTTAAAAATAACATAGTACCAATATCAATACTGTTGTATCCCAATTCTTCTGCTGGTTTTACAACTTTACGCATCATATCATCTGTGTATCTTTTTAATTTAGCATGACGGTATCTGTAGTTTTCAATTGACCAGTTTAATTCTTTTGCTAATGGACTATGCCATCTATCACTACCAGTTCCTCTAAATCTTCTATATATCCAGAAGAAATTATCAATTGCTTCAGTACCAAGAACATCAGCTAAATCTGGTTTGTAATCTTTTTCTATTCTTTTAATTGTAGCTTCATTAGTTTCTCTAAACATATTACCAATGTCAGATACTACTTTACTTAATCTTTTATCTGTTCCAGATTTTAAATCTATTTGTATTCTTTCCCAATTTGCTCTTACTTCTGGTCTAGCATCCATATAATGCATCCACATTTCCCATGTTCTAGGTGCATTGTTTTTAACCCATTGTGGTCTTAACATAAACGCCATCATAAAATCTGCCATTAGTTCTCTAGGGCCATCTCTATATTCTGTGTATTTTTTAGATGCGGCTCTATCAAAAGGTTTCCATTTTGCAGATAAATTTTTAAGTTCTGTAGTAATCCATTCTTTATTAACTAATCCTCTTTCTTTAATTATTCTTTCAAATTTATCTTTAAAGATTTTGTATGCTTCATTAGTCAATCTGCTGTCACTAGGTTTACCATTAATTTTATCTGCAATAGCTTTCATATGATGTGACATCAGACCCTTCATTGCATCTTTAACTACTAATTTTTTAACTTCAGCAGGTAGTTTTACAAATGCATTATAAAAGTCTGGATTAATTTTTTCTCTAGCAGATGCATCATTAAATATTTTAAGTATAGTATCTGGTGTAATTTCTAACTGTTTAATTTCTGCGTTAGTTTCTTTTTCTTTAGCTTTTGCTTCTTTTATTGCGGCTGATTTAATAGCTTCTATTTCTTTTGGACTTAATGGTTTTGCACCTTCATTCTTACCATCAATCCATTTGTTCATGTAACCTTTTAAAGCGGCTATAGAACCTAATATATTACCTCTTGATAATGAAGCATTTGGTAGATAATCAATCAAGTGTCCTAATTCATGTGCAAACGTCATTAAAAATTGTTCTGGGTTTTTTTGTAATGCTTCGTTAATAACTATTCTAGGTGATTTTTTTCCTTTAAATTGAAAATAACCATTTAGACCTGTTGGTAAATTATTTAGTTCTGGTGATTTTTTAACAAATGCTTTGTATAGTTCTACAAGATCAATCATATCTAATCCTTTTGCTGAATTAAATAGACCCTTCCATGCCGCCGCATTGTTTGCATAATCTGCTGGTAAATTCTTTTCTTGTGTAAATATATCTCTAGGTATTCCCCAGTTATCACCATCTTTACTACTGTTTACTCTGTCAAAGTGTACACCTTCTTTTTCTTTAAAATTATCAAAATAATTTGTAGCTTGTGCATCTATTTCACCATTAATTTTTTCACCTTTTATAGTTGCTAAAATTTTACCTGTTTCTGGGTGCAACATCATTATAACTTGTCTTCCTTCACTACCCATTATTTCAGCAGTTTTAACTTTACCTTTTTCAGTGAATTTAATTAATTGTTCATAAGCTGATCTTGGTATAGCAACATTATCTTTACCAACTCTTAAAACCATTTTTTCAATATTGCCTTTTAATGCAAATAAAACTTCAACTTTTTTAGCAATTGAAGATAAACCATTACGTTCTTTAGTAATTAATTCTTTAGCATTTTTGTATTCTGTTTTTTGTTCTTTGTTTTCTTTAAATCTTTTTGCTAATTCTGGGTAAAATTTAGATTGAATAGTTATTGTTTCATTAGCAATTGTCTTACCATCTTTTGTAACTATTCTTATTGCGCTTCCTGTATCTCTTACAGCTAAGTCAGCATTACTTTTAAATGTACCTTCTGTATAAATATTTTGTTTATTTTTTGTAACCTCAACAACATTAACATTAAATTCACCATTAGATTTTCTTTCAGCAAATGATGTATCTTTAGCAAAATTTATATTAATTTTGTCACCTTCTACTTTTACTTCAACAGGTTTGTTTGGTGCTTTTCTAACTTCACTTTCTAATACTGGTATTTTAGCACCATTTGTTTTTTCAATTATAACAACTTTTTCATTACCAATTGTTTCTTTACCAATTACTCTACCAACTTCTGTAGAAGATGTAGATACATTAACAATTTCATTGTTTTTAAATTTTGGTGGAGGTAATAATTTAATGTTAGATTGTTTTTCTAATCCTTCTACAACTGTTTTAGCACCTTGTTCATAAATAGTTGGCATTTGACCATTTTCTATTTGATGTCTAACAGTTACGTCTTTTTCCATGTCTTTGATTACATCTCTAGGGTGTCTGCCGTATTCAGTATAAATGTCTTTAAACATCTTCATACCTCGTATTGATCCATGTATTCCAAAAACCAAGACCGTAGCATGAGCAAAATCTCTCATTGTAGGTACATGGCCTTCTAATGCCGCACCTAATGTAGTCATAACACCTACTTCTGTTGCTAATCTAGCTGTTGTACTTCCTGTCAATGCTTTAACTTTTGCACCAGCACCAAATGTAACACCACCAATTACTGCGGATTTACCAGCAACAATTGCTGTTTTTTTATCCATGTAGTGACTTAAAAATTCTGGAAATGAACCTACAAAATTATCTTCTATTGCTCTCATGTAAGATGATCTAATAACTTCTGGTAATGCAAAACCACCAGCACCACATATAACAGGTAATGCAGGTGCGGCTGTACCCAAACTTCCAACTAAAGCTGTACCACCTGCCGCAAAACAACCTGCCGCCATAAATGGTAAATCATTTACTAACGTAACAGCAGATGCAACAATATCTTTATCAAATCTTTGTTCTTGATACATAAATATTTTTTGTATTGCTTCTTTAGGATCAGCATTAGGATCATCAATAAATACTTGATAGTATCTATCTAACATACCATTAACAGATTGTTCGTATCCATTTGTAAATACGTTGTAATAACCTTTACCACCAAAAGCATTTAAAAGTTTATCACCAACATTTGCAGGTAATTTTTCTAATGCTTTAGTTACAATATTATCATTACCCCAATAAGCTAATTGTGCAGTTTCATAATCATATTTATCTGTACCAAATTTATCAAAATACTGGTCAGTTCTATCTTTTAATTGTTGATTATCAACAAGTCTAAATTCTTGTCCTACACCTGCTTCTATGTCTTCTACTTTTTCATAATCAGCATGATGATATTCAATGTATAATTTTTTCATTGCATCAACATCACCATTAGCAATTGCTTTAATTAATTGATCTGAACCAGCACGATTGTATTTTGTGCTTTTAGGCATTTCTAAAAAATTAGCTAATGCTAAAGATTTTTGTTCATCTGGTGATAATCTTGTCGGGTCTTGATGTTTAAATGCTTCTGTTACCCAATAAGGCAATTCATAATCTTTATTTATTTTTCTGTTTATATTTACAAATCTATTTAAAGCAGTTCTAAAACCACTTTTTCTAAATTGAAATAAACCACCAGCACTACCATCTGCATTGTAAATATTTCTATTATTACTTTCTAACGCTGAAACAAATGACATAAACTCATTAAGATACATAATTTGCATATCATTAAATTCATAATTTTGTTTAGCATATTCTAATATTGTTTTTGAGTTAGCACCTGTAGAAAAAGCTGTATGTAATACATTAACAGGTTCATTAGCTTTTCTTTCATCTTCAGCTTGTTCAAAATTTGTATCAAAAAGATATCTACCTGTTTCTTGATTAAAACCAAAATTACCTGCAATAGCATCTTTAGCTTGTGCGTTTTCTAGTAATTTAACTTGCTCATCATTTAATGCACTTTCTGCTAAAGTTAAATCTATACTACCTTTAAATTTTTCTTTTTCATATGCTATGTTTGGATAGTATTTTTCCATCCAGTTATCTATAAATCCTACTCTACCATCTTCATCTTCTTTAAATAATTTATATGCTTCATCTATTTTATTTACAATTTTAGCTTGATCTTCATTTTTTAATAAATCAAATGTAGTATTTTTAAGATTATATTTACCGTCAGATGTTTTATTAGATTTAATTGTGTTAGCATTTTCATCATCTTGTAATTTCATTAATGATGTTTTTTTACCTAAAGGTAATTCATTTTCTGTAATAGCAGTTGTGTCTTCCTGCATATCAGTATCTAATAATGAATTAGATTTAATAGGTACTATACCATAGCTATTGTATATTTCTTTTTTATTAAATCCTGCTTTTTCTAAAAGAGGTATTTGGGTATCAACATACGATTTTACTGTGTCTGCATCAAACCCAGCTTGTGATAATTGTAAAGCTGTTATTTTCATAGTTATTCAAAGTCTGGCATTATAAACAGATCAGATACATCTAATGTTTCAACATTTTGTCCAGTAATAACACTAGGTAATCCATCTGTTCTTTTAATTAATTTTTTAGCACGTTTTAAATAAGTAATAACATCTTCACCTTCGTTTCTTGGAGGCATAACAAGATTAGCATTGCTTGGTGTTTTACCTACAAAATATTCAGTAGGCATAATGTAAAAAGATTGGTCTGTAGCTGTTGGGCCAACAATACCTTTAATTTTGTTTTGTAGTTCATTTAATCTTTCGTCACTTACAGTACCTTTATAAGTTTCAATCAAATCATTTAAAATGTAATTTGGATGTCTTCTATTAACTAACATATTCTCATATGTAAATCCTTTACGTTCACCTTCAGCAAGTAATCTATACATATTGTTCATAGCATTGTATGCTTCTTGTGTCATTTTTCCACTATCTAATGCGCTTAATAAAGCACCTGTTCTATCTTCTGCTGGTAATTGTTGTAAACTATTTAACATTCCTAACACACCTTCATCAGCACCTATTTCTTTCATCAACATAGATGTAGCTTTTGTAGTAATATCTTTTTTGTATGAGTTTCTGCTTTTTGTTAATTCACCACTTTGTTTATATAAACTCATTGCTGTTTTAGGTTCTAGTAAACCTTTAGCCATTAAATCAAATATAACTTCTCTTTCTTTTTCAGTATCCATAGCACCAGAACCAATTAAATAAGTAGTCATTGCTAATGCTTGATTACCTTCAACACTATTCCAACTATTCTTACCACTTTTCATATTATTTAAAGCGGCATTGTAAGCAGTTCTCATAGATAATTTTGTGCTTGGTTCTAAATCTGAATTTTCTAAATCAGCCATAAAATTTTTAGCATTTTCTTGACCTTCTTTAGTACCAGTTTCTAAACCAATAATTCTATTTACAAAATCTGTTTTAGTTATTTTATCTTTTTCTTCTTTTTGTTTTGTGTGTAATGAATTTTGATTTGTAAATTCATCTTGTGCTTGTTTAATTAATTCTTTTCTTAAATCATCATCAACAGTTAATTCTTTACCTTCAATATCAACCATTTTAAAATTTTTGTTTTTAAGTCTAGATGCTACATTATTCCAATCTACTTCTTGGCTACCATTAGGTGATTTAATAATTAAATCTTTTGTAGCTTGTAACATTCCGTATTTTACATTTGTCCAATTCTTAGTTGTTTCTTTAACTTCATTAAAAGTTTTTCTATCAAACAAATTAGTTTCTACATTTTTCTTTAAATGTAATTCTGTATATAATTCATATTGTGCTTCTATTTGTGATAATGAAGTAGCTTGTTCTACAGATGATTTGTATGCAGTATTTGCTTCATTAAAAGCATGACCTGCGTTTTTAAGTTTTTGATTATTAACTGCTTTAACTACATCATTTCTAGCTTCAAAAAACTTTTGATAATATAGAGGCTGATATTCTTTCCAAGTTTGCTCATCTAATCCAGCTTTAAATTCTTTTTCCCATCCTGCCGCATTTTTGTCATAATCTATTAACCAATTATCTGGAGTTAAAAAATCTTCTCTTGCTTGTAATGAATTTTGAAAATCAGAAGTTTTACCATACATCATAGCTGTAGATAAATCTTTATTTGTATTAATATCTAATCTTCTTAATTTAGCATCAATAGAGTTTTTTCTGTTAGCATATTCTGTAACTTTGTTCATTGCAGTCATACCAAGTTCAGCAACAGCACCGCCTGTTTGAGTACCTGTAGTTAATGATCTACCACTATTAATAGTAGTACCATCTTCACTTCTATATCTTGGTATTTTCATATGTAATCCTATATTGAGCAGGGCTAAAACTATGACTTTTTACTGCACCATTCATATCTTTAGTAGTTTTAAAAGCTTTAAAGTCTTGACCTGCTTTTGGTATTTTTTTTGTGTATCCTTCAAATATCATTGTATCATGTTCCCAAACTTTTACTAGATAAACCATTAACCAATACCTTGTTCTGCCGCCGCTTGATTTTGTTTATAACCTTTATAATCCATACCAGCAGATAACAATGTTTGACCCATTTTATATTTTTGTGCAGTAAGTAATCCAGTTGTTTCTGTATCTATTGCCGCATTTTTAACAAATATTCTTTTTTCTAAAAAAAACATATCATTTTCAAATTCTTCAAAATCTGCATTAGCTATAATTAAAGGTGAACCACTAAATTGTGCGCCACTAGCACCTACTCTTGCTCTTTGTGCAGACATTAATTTTGCTTGTTCTTTTAATTTTTTTTGTTTTTCATATTGAAATGACAATTCATTTTCATATTTATTCCAAGCCGCATTAGCTTTAATTTGTTTCATTTGTTGTCTTTGACCCATAATGGTAACTGCTGTACTAGCCGCCATTAAAAAAGGTATCATTTGAAATGCCATATTTTACTCCTTAATCACTTGTTACTAATGTTCCTGTTATCCCCAATACTGTCATTGGTAAAGGTTGTTCTTGTTTTATAATAATTTGTCCATCTCTATCCCATCCTAAATTAATTACTCGTTTATCTCCAGTAAATTCTGCAATATTTTGGCCCATTGGTGTAGATGAAGTTCTAAATGGTAATTGATCTCCATTTATATTAATACCGACAGTTTTATGTAATCTTACTAATACTTCATTATATCTTTTTTTTCTACCTTGTGCAGTACCCGCAGATGCACCTGCTTCTACTCTCATAGTTTTAAGTTGTGAAATATAACCAAGACCAATTTCTAATGATTTGTAACCTGTATTTGCTGGTAAACTAATAGTAATTGATCCGTTTGATACTATTTGATTTGGGAATACTGCATCACCTATAAGTATTTGTACACTTTCACCTTCTAAATGATCTAAACCTGTTATAGTTGAACTATCAGCATTTACAGTTGTAGATAATCCGCTATCCATATTTAATTTATCATCTAAATATTCTATGTATTTTACAATGTTATTATTAATTTTTCTTTCAACAATAACCCATGTTTGATTTTCTAAATCTTCAGAAATAGTACAAACAGATTTAACTTTAGATGGTGCAGATATACTATGAGTTCCAACACCTGCTGATATTTGTAAAACAGTTCTATCTATTGCTTGTTCATAACTATCTGCAAATTCAATTGTGTTAGCATTAACTGCAATAACATAATAATAATTTTTATCTTGTAATCCACCTATTTTAGTTCCACCATTTGCATCATAATAAACTTTATCACCTGTGCTAAAACCATGATTTGTTATTGTAACGTAACCATTATAATTTGGATCAGTTGTTTTAGATGTTACATTAGATGCGGCATTAAATGTTTGTTTAAATGAACCACCAATAATATGTCTATGCCAAGCAACAACATCTTCTTCTCTTTGATAAGTTAAACCTAATAATACTCCATCTTGTCTAACAGCCCAATAAATACTTTGTGGTTCTTGTGAATAATCAACATCAACTATTCCATTACCTGTAATGTGTTCTGCAAGTAATGTCATGTCTGGTGCTAAATATGCATCATCTTCAAATCTATATGCTAATTCTCTAATTTTTTTTCTTTGTCTTTGTACAAACAAGACAGCGTTACCAATTTGAATAGGTTGTGTACTGTAACCACCATATGTAGTTTGTTGTGTAATTTGTACGTTGTCGGGTTGTAAAGGCTCACCAGTTGGTCTTCCTACTTTAAACTCACCACCTGCTGTACCAACAATTAAATCTCTAGCGGGTGCTAACCATCTTATTGTATTAACTTTGTTTGCGGCAATTGTATAAATAAAACTATCTGCTGGACTACCATCACCTGCATGAAAATGCTCATAAAAACCACTTTCAGATGCCCATATTGTTTGTGGGTAATATGTGCTTCCACCAAATATTAATCTTTGTTCAAAAAATGAAACTGTTTTAGGATATCCTGTGTGTTCAGACCAAGCGCCTAATGCCCAATTAGTTGTAGCAGTTGCAGAACCTAAATCTTTTTTTATTTCCCATGTAACAACTGTTGCTGAAGTATAGGCAGTAATAACACCCCATCCATCTTTCATGCTTATTAATCTTCCAACATCAGAAGAATGAAAACCATTATTTTCATATCCAAATGCAGTTCCAGATGCAGTTAATGTTCTACCTGTACCAACACCTGTATGTGATGATGTAAATGTTATACTACTTTCGTTAGCATCTAAATAAGGCCCATTTTGAAATTCAACTTCTGTAAGTGTCCAAGACGTGTGGCCTGTTCTTGATAATTTTCTAGGTTTTAATGTTTCATGTACAATGTACATAACGTCTGCTGATTGTGTAAATTGTATTTCATACAACATACTTTCTGTAAATGGAGTTGTTATTTCGTAAGCTGATCCACCAGAAGTTATTTGTCCATTGTCTTTATAAAATCTAATATATTGATCTCCAAATTCTAATACATAAGATTGTTCTATATTAAATTCAAAAGGTATAAGTCTAGTTACTTTAGAACTATCTTTTACTTCTTTAACAAATCTTGTACCATATCTTCTTGATGCTCCGCCTTGTGGAAATACTGTCATGTTTTCCATAATCTCAACGCCATTATTATATTTTTTAAAATCAACTTGACCAGCAAGTTTAGGTGTTAATTCACCAGCAGTAAAATTAGTTTGAAAAGGATGTACTCTAGCCATTATCTTCGGAAAGTTGTAAATGTGTCAGAAACAAGATCATCAATAAATCCTTCTTGTCCATCAACACTACGGGCTTCCGAAAGTTTATATTCATAGAGTTTCTGCATCTGGGTTTGTAATTGAACAGAATTTGTAACTGGATATGCTAAATCTGTTGCCAATTTTGCAGTTAATGTATCAACAAACATACTGTCAAATAAAGTAGGATTAGTAATTCTAGCAACATACATAATGTTTGCTGTGCCTTCATCTGTTAATAATACTCTACCATGTGTAGCTACGTTTTCTACTTTAAAAATAAAATGTGGTTGTTCCATACTTAATACTCTTAAACAATCTGAAGGTAATGAAAATTGATTAGCATAACCATAAGCGGGTGCTGTTGCTAATTTTGCTAATGATGCTCTTGTTGCCGCAAAATTCCAAGTGTGTAATCTTAAAACTGCATCTCTTGCATCTGTATAAAATGAATTACAAAGTCTGGCTCTTTCTGTATCATCAGTTAATGATGTAATAGGATCATCACCTAATCTTCTTAATGCGTTTGAACAAATTGATACTTCTGTAGCCATAATTTTTTTAATATATATGAAGGGGGCGTATATTGCAACGCCCCCATGTAAAAATCAATAACGTATTATACGTTACAAGCGATTTCTACAACTTTTTCATCTTCAACTCTAGTAGCACCAATTGTCATTGATAGGAATACTTGAGTTGCGTAGTTTTTGTCATCTCTTTCAGATATTCTTGTTTGGATATCTCTACCTAAAGCAAGACCAATAGCTGATTGAGTAAACGCAAGTGCTAGATTATCTCCGCCAGAAGCCGCAATTCTTTCAGTTCTGATAAAGTTAAAGCCCATGAAAGTATCTACTTGACCTGCAACAAGTGCTTTAACACTATTGAAATCAGCAGAAGTTACTTTGTCATCACCTAATAGAGAAGTAATCTCTTTAGCTGAACAAACTAAGTATTTAGTTTCATCTGGATCAACGTCAGAAGCATCTAAAATTTCTTTAGCCGCAATAAGTTTTGCAACTGTTAAAGAAGTACTGCCTACTGCAATTTTTTGACCAGCAGGTAATGCAATAGAAGTAGCACCAGCTACTCCACCAAATGCATTGCCAGAAGCGGCCGCAATAATTGCGTCATCCATTGCTCTACCCATAGCGTAAGCACCAGCTTTTGCATATTCAGATTGAGGTGAAATTAACATTCTTACTTTATCCTCTTGGTCAATTAAATCAGCCCAATCGTAGTCAGCCAATGTAACTTTTCTTCTAGAGTGAGGCGTGTTAATTTGTGGAGTATTTGAATGTCTAGTTGTTCTTACTTGTGCCGCAGTAGCGCCAATTCTTTCAAAGTAGTGAGATGTACCTGTTACTGTTTCAGATTTCACCGCACCTCTTAATCTAGAACCTTTTTGTTGCGCTAGATGAAACACATTACTTTTGTATTGTTCTACAAAAGCTGTTGTTATTTGTGTACTCATGTTTTTAGTCCTTATTTAAAAGTTAAGAATAGGGGGTATAATACAAATGCATTAAACCATATTCTCATTAATCGGTCTTTATCCTTACGGGAAACCTTATTGTAATAACGATACAATCAACACGGTTTTATAGTCCACATGACTTGGAAGTTTGTTGTCCTTACGGGCAAACTTTCTGTTGTAATAATATCACAATTGTGACTTATTTACCATATACTTTTTCATGTAATTGTCGCATTTTTTCTACAGCAATTTCATGGTTTGGATGTGATGGATTAAAATAAGCGTGACTTGTATCAGCCATGATATTATTAATTTCTTCTTTAGCATCTAATGGAGATGTAGCTAATCTATTATTAGTAGTATTTTGAGCCATATCTTCTGTTACTTCTTTACCAATAGTTGCTAAAAATTTTAATACAGCAGGATTATTACCAGCAGATGTTTCGGTTAAAAGAGTTCTTAACTCATCATCACCATAAACATTTAATGCTCTGTCTGCGGCTCTAACATTTTTATCATAATCATAACCCCATTCTTTTTTAAGCACTTCTTCTGCTTGTTCTTTTTGTTTGGCCATAACCGCACCTTCATTGTTTAAAGTATTTTTAGTTGCATCAATTTGATATTGCATTAATGCATTTACTTGGTCATTGTTTAATCCAATTTTATGTGCAACATTTTTAAATTGGTCAATATCTTCTTTTTTAATATATTCAGCCATTTCATTTGGTACACTAACTTCATATTTACTAGGGTCTTCTGGTCTTCCTAGTTTATTGTAAAGTTCTGTTTTTTCTTCATCTGTTTTAGGAATAGGTACTCTACTACCTAAAACTTTTTGTTGATGTATTACTGTTTTAGCAAGACCTTCAACATCTTTAAAATTAGCAAGTGTTGGATCGTTTTTTATTTCTTCAGATAGTGATGATTTCCAATCGTTTTGATTATCACTTTCTGATCCAAGAACTGTATTAGCTGTTTCTTGCATTTGATTAGCTATAACTGTTTCTGGATTGTCAGTTGTGGTCGTTTGTTCATCAGACATTTTTATCCTCCTTTAATAGATTTATTATTCTGATTAATACCGATCTTTGTCCTTCACGGTATGATGTTTCATGGGGATCATTTTTTATAAATGAACTCCTATGATAATAAGCAGACGTTAAATCTGCTAATACTTTTTCACCTTCTTTAGATGAAAATGTAATTTTGTATTGTTGTTTTAATTGTTTTAGATCATTGTCTTGATCTTTTGCCATATTATCCCGTCATATCGGCCATACCCATATCATCTACCATATCAGACATTGCTGATTGTACATTAGGGTCAGCTAATTTTTTAGTTGCGTCAGCTTGTGTATTCATAGCTTGTGCTTGTGATTGTGCTTGTTGTGCCATTGCCGCTTGTTGTTGTGCTTCTGCTTGTGCGGCTCTCATTTCTTCAACTTGATCTGTACCTCTCATAACAGTTTTTGGTACACCTAATAATTTTGCTCTCATTCTAATTGCGTTATCGTGATCTATGTTGTCCATAATAGCAGGATCAACTTGCGCAATATTCATAGCTAATTGATATAATCTTTCAATTGCAACTGCTTCTTCCATTCTTTGTGATCTAGCTAATGGCCCAACATATTCTACATCAATTGTTGTATCTCTAATTATATCTGGTGCTGTCATTAAAGCACCTGCTCTAAACATAATTCCAAACACTCTTTCAATTAATGGATTTAAAAATTCTGATTGAAAACGACCTAATGTTGGCCCTAATAATCTTTGCATCAATTCGTATCTAACTTGTACTTCTGTTGCTGTCATTTGTGGGCCTTCTTGTAATTGTAATTGATCTGAATAATATGCTTGTCTAATTGCAGTTCTTAATTGGTTTTCTTTCATGTCAGTTATTTGCCAGTTAGAACCAATTTGTAATGGTTTAACAGCACCGTCATTTCTAATTACAGTTATTCCAGCAGGTGTCATTCTAACTCTACCAATTACACCATCATCTTGAACAAGTAATGGTGGATCAATTGCTTTAGCCCATGCTTTTAATCCAATCTCAACTGCTTTGTTTAAAGTTTTAATATCTGGTAATGCATTATAACTTGGTGATCTTCCAAAAATTTCACCTGTTGCTTTAGACCATCTAGGTACTAAATATGGAAACTCATTGTATCCACCTGTTCTAACAACCATTTTATCTTCTTCACAAACGTGACAAGAATGGAATGGTAATTTAGTTGCAGTTTTACCAATTGCTCTTTCGTAATCTGCTGTTGGTTCTACTGCATGAATAAATGTAAAATTTTTTTCTGGTTTTTCTCTAGCGGCTTTTAAAACTTTTTCTCCTAAATTTTTTTCACCAAATTCTTGAACAGCTTGTCTAGCTGTTAATTTGTATTTTCTGTAAAGTGTATCAACTTTACCATTTATATTTTCTTGAATGTAATATTCTGCAATGTGTAAACAATTAAAATGAATACCATCTGTATCAAAACCTCTTTTACCTTCTTCAACAAAAATTGCACCAGTACCTATTGAGCAAAGATCAAGATATAATTCATGTACTTCAGTATTAAAATTTGTTTCGTTAAAAGTATCATACATTCTTTTTGCAGTATCTTCTAACCATAAAGAAACTTCTCTGTTTTGATTTAATTGTTCATCTCTTAATTTAATTGAAAACCATGCTAATGATGGAGATGTAAGTGTTCCTTGTAATGAAGCGGCTAATAAATTGTTTGCAGTTATTGCTGTACTATCATACAATACTTCAGTTCTTTTTTCGCCTTTAGTTCTTAAAGTAATAACGTCTGCTTTTCTTGGCATGACATAATCTAAAATTTCTTGCCAATGAGTTTCCCATGTGCCTCTACTTTCTTCCATAGAGCCAAGACGTTTTTTTATATACTCATATGAAGCCATGTTATTTTATTCCGCCACCTAAAACTGTTTTACTTGTAGTAGCTTCTTCTTCAACGCCTATACCAGAAGTTAAAATAGTTCCATATTGACCTTTTTTTTTCATACCTAACATTTTTTCTTTTTCTGCCGCTACTTTTGCTTCTGCTTTTTCAGTTTTATCAGTAACAGATGTATCTATTGGTGGTGGCATTTGTGGTTTTTTTTTCATTCCCATAATATTATATCCATTTACATTCTTGTTTTAACATACCGTAAATTGCGGCATCTACAAATTCATTACCAATTTTCATGGTGTGTCTGCATACACCTTCTTTAACAAATCCAACGCCTTTTAACAAGCGTTCATTTCTTTTGTATCCGTTACGACACAAAGCAGTTATTCTACTACATTTTAATTGAATAAAACAGTATAAAAATACCATTTTAATAAATCTTCTTTGACATACTTTAGGAGTATCTAATGCTAAATGAATAAAAATATTATGACCATCATAATCAGAAAACAATACTCCACCCATAACATTATCTTTGCCAGACACATCTCTTTCAACAAAACCTATAAATGAAAATTTATTATCTAAATCTGTATTAATGTTTGCTTTTGGTGAAACGTAATCAAATATTTTTTTACGCCATTCTTCTTCTGTTACTGCAACAATCACTATGCTCTAATTTTTTTCTTTTTTCCGCCACCTAAAATAGTTTTTGAAACATTTGCTTCACCTTCATCACCAACAGAAGAAGTTAAAATAGTTTGTGAACCATAACCAGAACCCATTGTTGATTTTTTTTCCGCAGTTATATCTGTTGGTGCTTCTGATACAGCAGTTTGTGGTGCTGTTGGTTTAACTACTGGTTCAGCTACTGGACTTGGCTCTTTTCTTTTTGGTTTTGAAAAAATTGATTTTACTATTTTTGCTACGCCACCCATAATTTATCCTTAATTAAATATGTTAAATTCATAATCAGATTGTATCTGTAAACGATCATAAGTTTTTGTTCTAGCTTTTCTTAAGGACATAACTGCATATCTCATTGCAGATATTACATCATCATTAGCTGGTACAATCTTACCATCTTTTCTATGATACATTCGTAATTCTTCTAACAGTTTACCTTGATTTTTAAAAATTTTCAACCTTTGTGTCTTAAACCTAGTGTATATCTCTTGAACACCAGCTTCTACAGAATTACCTCCAGAATTTTCTTTTTGTCCATTAGCAGGTGGGTTACTAAAATGTTCTCTAGTCATATTTACACCTTCTTCACGATATTGTTGTGTTAAACTTTTACCAGACCCTTTATCAGCTTGTCTTCCATCCATAGGCCAAACTACGGGTATATATCTACCTCGCATTTTAATTGCTGATGCATGAATAGGTACTGCTTCTTGCCTCATAGCGTAACTATCATAAACATAAGCTGTATCTGTATCTCTATCCCAAGCAACCCATACTGCGGCTGTTGGGTGATCCCATCCAAAATCTAACCCACAAATTTTTGGCCAATGATCTGGTATTTGTATTTCATCAATTACAACATCTTCTTCTGCTACAGGAAATACTAATCCAGAACCTAATTGTGGTATTCCACGTTCACGCATTTTTCTTTCATGGGGTGGTAATGCTTCTAAAATTTGATCTCTAACTTCTTGTGTCATATGAGGTGCATCATCCCAACCTGCTGTAATTAATGCTTGTCCTTTACGTAAATTATTTAAAAATTGTGCAACTGTTTCTGTCATACCGCTTTCTGGTGTAAATGTCATATAAACAATACCACCTTTATCAGCTGTACGGGTTAGTGATTGTGTATATATTGGAGTTGGTGGTTCTTCATCAAGCCAAATCACATCAACACTTTCACCCATCCATTTTTCTTTACCCATATCATAAGATTTAAAACCAATCCTAGAATTACCTCCAGAAATATGCTTAACAATTACCGAGTTTAATGCATTAGGTACACCAGCTTTTCTAATAGTATCTACAATTTTGTTTAATGGTATTGAACCAGTACCTTTTGCGGCAGGATCGTCTGGTTGGCCGATAAGTTCTTTTTGGCAAACATCCCTAGTGGTTTCATTTGAAACTCCCCCAGCCCAAGCACGTATTGGTCTATTAAATCGTTTGCCTTCCCACCACGTTGGGTAGTTACCCGTCACATGGTACGCCATTTCCATAGCCCCACAAAATGACTTACCGACCCTATTACCAGCCATAAGCAATCGTTGTTGTGCAACTGTCTTATGAAACTTTAATTGGTATTTGTATGGCGCATAATCTTTCATACGATTAGTTGCTTTACGTTTTTCCAATTCTTTAGCAATTTCTACTGCTCTTGCTAATGCGTCATCATTCATTTTTTAATATATATTTTCTACGTAATTTTCTATTGTTTTCTAAAGCCCATATTTCTTTTTCAGTTTTTTCTAGTTTACTATCAAACCCATAGTGTACTTTAGCTGTATTTTTAAACCTATCAACAAGAACATACCTATACACATAATTACCTTTTTTAAAATGCAATATTGTTTTTAAATCCTTAGTAGGTTTAACCATAAGCACTAATAGTTTAAATTTTTTATATATGCAACCTATTAACTTAGGTTAATATTAAATATACCCCATGAGTTTGCGGAGTTATCCATTGATTAATGACACAAATAGCGTTTTGGGGGGTGGGGGGTCAAATCACGGGCGTTTCTCACCATGTTTGTCCCGTGTCTGTGTGTGTGTATGTAGGAGAAAGAGAACAAAGCAGGGGTAATATCTACCAGACCGCATCACATGAGCCAACAGCAGGGGAAGGCGTGTGTGTGTGTAGACATCCTTCTTCTAGCCATAATACGCAGGTAATCAGAGTGATGAGCCTTCTACTGTACTATAGGTGTTATGCTTATGTGTGTGTCTGTGTGGGGGATTAAGAGGCTAGTTTAAAGAGCCAGACCCATCATCATTGTCGTTGAGTTTGACTATCTTCATTGTACCTAGCAGATGGTCTAGTTCCTGTCTTAGTTCCTCGTCTGTTTTCTTACCTGTGACATCCTCTATTTTTGTAGTAGTTTGGTAGCCTGTTCTGTCTAGTAGGGAATTGATAGCGCCAAGCTGTACTGAAGGTGTAGTCTTGTCGTTCTCTATTAACTTACGCAGTTTATCCACCGCAATGGGTACGGCTGATCCAAGTAGCTTTTTAGTAGCTGTATCTATTTGAGTAGCTAACTTGTTTTTTAGTTCATAGCCCTGTTGCTCGGCAGTCTTTTGCGAGTAACCCGCTTTAATGCAGGATTGTGTGGCGTTGCCTGTTTGACTAAAGTATTCAATAAACAGTTTTTGTTTGTCTGTAAGGTTTTGTGACATATTTGCAACATTATAAACTAAAGTTTTTTTTTATGCAATAGCTTGACAGTATTTAATTATTTATGCTAATTACTTAACTTATGTTAATTAAAAAAAGGAGAGAAATAACATGAAATATGAGTACATAATAACGGGAACTAATAATAATACTGTTCTTAAAGCTATGAGTTTTAAGAAGGTTTGTAAGCGTTTAAAAACTGATTATCCTAACGAGGCTTGTCAAGTTTTGTACACTAATAAAAAAGGTAACCAAGTTCGTAGAACTGTATTTAATGGGAGGGTTGTATAATGACTAAATCTATGCCTAGCGCAGAACACATTATTAAAGTTTTAGCTGATGAGTTAAAGCAGGAAACTGTGTCTGTGATTAAAAGCGATAAACCTACTATGACCGTTTATGATGTTGAGCCTACGCTTGAGGAAGCCCAGAAAGCTGTGGGCGGTTATGTTGAGTTAATTGATCTGTATGAGATTGGTGAAGGTTGTCTGTTAGTTGATGAGGAAGCCAAGTTAAAAAGAAAACCTATCAATGAACTAGCTACCAAACTTTATAATAAATTATTTCACGGTGTAATCGTGGGTGATGTTATTCATATTAAGCAAGAAAATAGGAGGGAATGGTAATGGGTTGGTCAGAATACATTAAACAAGCAATTGAGGTAGGGCTGAAAAGCCCTATCCCATACAAAGTTATTCCATATAAAAATGGAGTAGGCATTAAAAAAATTGAGTTTATTAATCTAACTAAAAAGGAGAAATAAGATGGGATATACTAACTATTGGAAACAACCTACGGATTTTACCGTAGATGAGTGGTGTGCTGTTAAGAATGAAGCAGAATACTTAAAAAACATTGGTAACACATTTAATGTAGGTATCTACAAAGATGAGATTATTATTAATGGTAATAATGAAGGTTGTGAAAGTTTTGACCTTAATCGTTTGGCTAAGACTAAACCAGACTATGCGGGGCAGAATATTACTTTCAATTATTGTAAGACTAAGGAGTTACCTTATGATCTTGCTGTTTGGCATTTATTGACTTTCTGTCAGATGATCAAAAAGGATTTTGAGTGTAGTCGTGACGGGTGGGCGTGGAAGAAAAACCCAGAGCCTACAGAAGTTGAAAGCGATAAGCCTTTAGCTGTAAAGTTTAAATCAAATGATTATTGTGAAAATAATGAATTGCCTTTTGATCAAGTTAAATACTTTCAAATGTTTGATGAAGATAATGAGGATAAAACCAAAACTACATGGGTAAGGTTTAAACTTAAAAATAAGTTAAAAGGCAGAAAAGCTAACGGCTTTATAACCGCTATTGATAACGTCTTAAACATGGAACAAGTTAAAGACAATATCTTAAGGAGGTTGTGGGCATAATGTCAAATAAGACAGTTCATAGAATGACTATAGCAACAGGAATTATAATGTTTCTTGTTGGTATAACATTAGCTGTTTATGTTGAGGCCGTTTTTGGCCTCATCATAAGCGGTGGAGGTTATATAATTTTAAACAATGCAATTAAAGGAAAATAAAATGCCAAAATACACAGTAAGAGAAACATACACCAAATCAGATGTTTGGTATGATATAGAGGCTAATAATCAAGATGAGGCAATACAAAAAGTTAGACAATCAAACAAACCAGATGATGAGGAAACAGGTTGGGATAAGTTTTTTCAAGCAGAAGAAAGTGAGGAATAATGGCTGAACAAAATAACGCAACGGATTTCATACAATCTAGTAACAAAGCTAGGGAGTATGAAAAAAAGAAAAATCATATTATTGATTTAAAATTAAAAAAAGAAACTATTGATATGCCAATAGAGGTTGAGCATTATGGTTGGTTTTGTGATGATCGTACATTTGGTGAACAATACAAACCTTACAGAGATTGGATTGAAAAAGTAAAAAATGTCAAATGGGATGATTATGAAAGCGGTATGTTAGATAATGACACATCAATTATGCAGGATTTTTGCGATCAAAATAATTATTCTATTGATTGTCATTATGATGAGCAAAGTAATGGAATTTATTTAATTAAACAACAGGAGAAATAATATGCAGGAAATGAATAAAATAGACACGTTTGTGGGTAAAATTCACACGCAATTTATGAATAAATCTAGAACACCAGAACAAAGTATGGTTGCTGATTTACAATTTTCAGCTAATCTAATGAAATTGGCTATTTGGAATTTAAAGAGATGGTCAAAGACTACTAACAAACCTAATAAGGCATGGAAGGATATACTTAAAAAAATAATAAAGGAGGAACAATAATGCAATTTTTAGGAAAAACCTCAAAAGATTGGAAGGCTCTTGAATTATATTACAGACGTGAATGGTTATGTTTTGTAATTGGTTTTATAATTGGCGTTTTAATTTAATTAACATACAATTAAGGGTGTTCGTACATTTCTTTGTACAACACCTTTAATTTTTTATACTTATCCATTAATTTCAAATATTTTAATTTCCATTGATGCTTAATTTTGATTGATTTAGCTTTCTGTTTTTTTGCTCTATCAAGTTTAACCATATAACCTAATAGTAAATTACGGCCTACGGCCTTGTCTGTTGTATTTTTTATAAGATCGCTTTTCAGACTTGGACTTCGTTTTTTTATGTACACGTATTCTTTTTTTAGGTTTTGGTCTTGGGTGAAATTCCTTGAAGTTTTGTTTTGCCATTTTCAGTTTGGTTTAATACTTTTAAATCAATAATTTGTTTTAAAGTATTAAGTTCCTTTTCTTTTATATTCATTTCATCATTATAAGATTTTAAGACATTTTGCAACGCATCAAGCAGAAATTTGATCTGTTGCATACCCATAAACTTTACAGCCATAAATAGTTTGGTTTCTTTAGCTGTCATACGTACAGACATTTTTCCATCTTTTACAACACTAAAACCGTGTCTTTGCATTTCATTATCAAATTTACTTATCCAATCAATACCATTAATATTCATCATGGTATCAATTTTGTTAGCATCATATTCATTTAACACTTCATATAATTTATTAATCATTTCTTCTCCTTTTTTAATTTTATTCATATGCAGACTTTACCATTGTTAATGTTTGTTGCAACAATTCTTTTTGAGTTCCCCATTTTTCGGTAAAAGATTTAGGACTATAATGATATGCGTCTTTACCTTGTCTGTGATGTCTTGGGCATAATGGTATAACTTCAAAATTACTAGCTTTGCGCCCGATACCTGTAAGGTTTTTTATGTGGTGTAGTTCAGCAGGGCTATCTGGAAAACCCATTTTGTTGCAGATCAAACAACCTAGACCAGCAACTTTATTCATGTGGTTTTTTTCTTGTTTAGTTTTTGTACTCATTGTAATTAAAATCTTTTTTGTAAAAAGTTCTACTACCTATCTTTTTAATTTTTAATATATTTTTATTAGCAATAATCATCTCATCACCTACGTCATTGTGTGAAAATGACATTGAAAAAATATGATTGTATTTTGTTTTTTTAAGTAAATACCCTTCAGTAAAACATACTTCACAAGTATCTTTAACAGCCTCTTTCATGTCTTTCCATTCGCATGATGATGAATGGTCTTCCCACCAACATTCATATTTATCTAGTTTGTAGTAATATGGGTCTTTTCGTTTAATCTTTTTTGAGGCCATAATGTTTTGCTTCTTTCATTTGATTGATCATTTTGGTTTTCCATGTTTCAAAATTAATCTCAATCATTTTCTTTTCCCAATTCCATTTAGCTTCTTCACCAACAGCATCAGCTAATTCATCAATGTGTTTTTTGTATCTATCGTCAGATCGTGCTTCACGTTCTTGTGCATTGACGCTATCCAATTTACCTGTATTGGAATTTATCATTTTTTCTTTCATAATTACAGCCAATAATATTTTACGGCCATGTTGTAATCTTTCTAGGTTTTTCTTGGCTTTTGCATGGTTTGTACCAATTTCTCGTAATTTTTGCATATGCTGTTCTGTTATTTCTTCACTCATATTGATAACTCCTTCATGTTGTATGATTTGGCTCTTGCTATATTACAATGAATAATAAAACCCATTGTTTCTTTTGATGTAGCAATTGGAAATACTTTTTTACTATGCGGAAAATGACCAAACTTTCTTTTAAAAGTATGACTAGCCCAACCTTCTTTAAAACCTTTTTGTTTAGCGTAGTACAATAGTTCAGCATAAAACTTTTGTTTATCATCTGTCTTAACTTTCATTTTAGGTAATTCAATTAATCTACCTTGTTGTATGAGTATAGCTTGTTCTTTTTTGGTAGGTATAAAACTACAGTTAGGACACTCTGGCTGTTCTTTAGAAGGTTTATAAACTGTATCACATTGAACACACGTAAATGGTTGTTTCTCAATTGGTTCAATTTTCTTTTTTTGTTTTTCTTTAACTTTTGATACTGTCAATTGCCAATCTGGTACATCTTCTGGAAACCCATGCTCATATACACATCCAGAATGATCTATGATAAGTGTATCTTTTTTATTTTCAGCAGGTCTTAATGCTCTACCAACCATTTGCAGATACATAGAATAAGATTTAGTAGGTCTTGCTATAATTACACATGAGATTTTAGGTTGATCCCAACCTTCTGTTAGTACCATACAATTAGATAAAACTTTAATCTTATCATCCTGTAAATCTTGTAATACTTTTTCACGTTCTATTTCTGGCATCTCACCATCTATGTGACCCGCAGGAATACCATTTTGTTTAAATATATTTGTGATGTATTTAGAATGTTTAATAGACGTACCAAACACAACGGTAGGTCTGTTCTCACCATACTTGATCCAATGAGTTACAATATCACCAACTAATTTAGGTGTATTCATTCTAGTGTCTAATGCTTTTTTTTCATAATCACCTGCCATGATACGAATGTTTTGTAAATCTGGTATTGATGGTGCAACTATTCTGTTAGGTACTAAGTAACCTTTTGCAGTTAGTTCTTTAATCGTACCACAATTGACTAATTCCTGATAAATATTACCAAGACCACGACCATCATTTCTACATGGTGTTGCAGTTAAACCAATTACCCATGCGTCTGGGTAAGTGTTTATTAAATCTTGAAATGATTTAGATGTACTTCTGTGGGCTTCATCCAATATAATTACATCAGCTTGTGGTTTAACAAAATCATCATTATCTTTTCTTGCTGAAAATGTTTGAACACTTGCTACCTGTACATCAGAATAAATACTACCAGACTTACCTGCCATTATAACTCCATGTTTAATATCAAAGTCAGCAAGTTTTCTACTACATTGCATAACAAGTTCACGTCTGTGCGCTACAAACATTCCAAATCTATTATTTTTAACCAAGCCTTCCATCATAGAACAAGCAATAACTGTTTTACCGCTACCTGTAGGGGCAACTAATAATATTCGTTTTTTACCCTCTCTAAAATGTTGTCTTATATCTTCAATTGCTTTTTTTTGATAATCTCTCAATAAGTTCATTAGTATCTTCTCCAAATATCGTTTAGTTGAAACATAACTTCGTTTAAATTTTCTGGTGGTACACATGAGTTTGCAAATTCAATAGCTTCACCTTTTGCGTAGTCATAACTTTCACCACGTTTTTTTATAGCTACTAAAATTTTAACTAACTGTGCATGACGTTCACCTGCATTTATACCATAACGAAGTGTGCCTGTGTATTTACCTTTATAAGTTGATGGTGTGTAATCCATCTTAATAGTTTTTTGCTCTGGCCTTTTTAATTCTAAACCTTCTTTGATTTCCTTCATGGTGTAAGGCATATCAGTTGTGCATTGAATTATTTTTACAGGATATGGATTTTTTTTATGATGATAAAAACCTGCAACTCTCATAATTCTAGGCAAATCTTTTACAACGGGGTCAGAATTAAATTTAGATGCCAATGCTTGTTGATACAAAGTAAAACTTTCTAAAGGCATATCTTTAACTAACCAATAACAATGGTATTTTTTTGGCGAAGTATTTACAATAAGATTAGGTGGAATATTAAAACTATCTGGTAATGGTGTACCATCTAAATCTATAAACACAGCCCTAATCTTTTCTATGTTTTTAGTTGTACGACCAAGACCATTAGTTTCATTAACTGTAAAATATATACCTGCACCTTTACTGTTAAGATCAGCCAATTCGTGAAAGTGTACTTTTATACTACCATGCAATTGTTTTATTAATCTTTTATTTAAACCTTTATCATCAAATGTTTGAAATGAATGATGTTTGCCAAAATAATCAAGAAACATACTGTAATGAGAATTTTCGTTAAAACTATTCACAACGATAACCTATCACTAAATAACCTTGTATAGTGTAATAACCTGCTCTTATGTCATCAGTTCCTTCTTTGTATTCTAATTTATTTAAAATATAATTACCATGATCAAAACACTTTTCCATTGGATTTTTGTAAAAAGAAATTTCAATTAAATTACAGGTAGCGCAAGTTAAAATAAAAAATATTATTTTTGTCATTTGCTCTCCTCCAAACTTTCCTCCCCCCATCTAATTTTAGCACCTAACTTACCTGCTACTACTTTTTTTTTTCTATTTTTAATTTGTTCTTTACGTTCAGCTTCAGCTTGAATACATATTAAATATTTTTTATTATCTTTACCTTTTACTTCTTCAAATAGATGTTTAATTTTTGGTATAATTTTTTCAATTTTTTGTAATCTACAACCACACATTTTAGCAATCGTTTCATTATCAAAAGGTATATGAAAACCTCTCCATGCATGGCAAAATAATAAAATATATGCACCTTGTTCTTCTAAAGATAGTTTTAATCTATTTGGGTCACTTATCCAATCACTTGCATAAAATTGAAACGCAGGTGATTGTTCGTCTGTCATTGATTTTCTCATACTGTAAATTCCTTGAGTTTAGTTAATTTTGTTTTAAACCAAAAAGAAATAGGTGTCAATAGGGGTATCTTGTGTGCAGTTGGAGTTGAAGATGAAGATGAAGGTGAAGGTGAAGGGCTATTTTTTGCCATTAGCAAAACGATAGCACTTTTTAGCAGAACTATAGCGGTGCTATAGCGGTGCTATAAAAAATTGTTGAAAAATAAAGGGGTATGAGGCGGAAAACTAAACTTATAGAGAGAAAGAAAAAACCGCCTCACACAAAAGGTATATTTTTACGCTAAATTGTGGATGCGCTACGCCTACCTTACAGGCGCAATTTGTAAATCTGGTCTAATGTATTCTATATCAAAATCACCAAGTTTTGCAATCTGATATGCTCTAAATGGTGGTATTACTTTCCATTTTGATACTGCTGGATGTGAAATACCCAACATTCTAGCTAAATTTTTACCACCGTATTGATTAACGATTTCTTTTTTACGTTCCATTGCTATTTTAAGATTGTTCATAATACATACTTTTTAATCTTAATAGATACTTCATTGTTTCTTCAGTTTCTATTAGTTCTTTTGTTGTTTTAATTATAGCATCAGCTTTATTAGTATGTTCTGGAATTACGGATGACTTATCTATATTCACAACATCTTTTTCTAATCGTTTAGCCTTAGCTTCAAGTTCATTTATTAGTTCTGGTAATATTGTAGCCATGCAAAAACTTATACATTTTTATTAACATATGTCAATTAATCTTTGACTTTAGTTAATTCCTGTGAAATAACGCTATCAATTAAATAATAAATATACAAAAAAGGACAACAAAATGACTAGTATAATAGCAGGTAGTGGAGATGCACCACGTTATCCAAGTGTATCAGTTGGCGTTCACAAGGCCAGATGTGTAAAGATTATTGATCTAGGTACACAAAAATCAGATTTTAACGGTGAAGTTAGTTGGAAACGTCAAGTTCTAATTATTTTTGAAACACCAGAAGAACTGAATAGTGAAGGACAACCATTAACAATCAGTAAGTTCTATACGTTATCGTTACATGAGAAATCTAATCTTGGTAATGATTTAACCTCATGGAGAGGTAGAGCATTTAGTGAGGCAGAAAAACAATCATTTGATATTTCTAAATTACTTGGTGTACCTTGTTTATTGAATGTGATGGATAAAAATGGAAAACCAAGAATATCATCTATAATGCCAATGAAAAAAGGTGATCCAATTGCTGAACAAGTTACTCAAGGAGTAGTGTTTAGTTTAGAGGATTTTCAAAATGGTAAAAAAGAAGTTTTTAATAATTTATCAGAAGGTATTAGAAACATTATTTTAAGATCAAAAGAGTTAGAAGGCATGAACCAAGATCAAGGTGATGAGGGTAATGGTGCAAGTGTTGGTGATAGTCCAATCCCATTTTAATGATTATAACTAACAACTCAAACTTACCAAAAGTAATTGAACGGGCTGTAAAAAATGACCCCTATGATAGTAGTGGGTCAGACATATCTACTACCCGTTTAATTGCACCCCCTAGAATTAGGGTCTTGCAAATGCGTAACAATGATTTGATTAAAGAAGATGTGTCTGATCGTATATTTTCTTTATTAGGACAATCAGTTCACCACATTATAGAACGAGCAAAAGTTGCTAGTGATATAGCTGAACGTAGATTGTACTATAAAGATGATACCATCACTAACGGTTGGACATTATCGGGTGCTTTTGATTTGCTTACAGGTGACGGTAAACTTATAGATTTTAAAGTTACTTCAGCTTGGTCAGCATTAGATGCTTTAACAAATGGTAAAATTGAATGGGAACAACAATTAAATGTTCTTGATTTTCTATGTCGTAAAAATCAAAAAGATTTAACTAAATACAAAAAACAATTAAAAGTTAAATCATTGTCTATTATGGCTATACTACGAGATTGGTCTAAATTAAGAGTAATGCAATCAGACAACTATCCTAGAAAACAAGTTGTTATGATACCTATACGTAGATGGTCAGATCAACAACAGGAAGACTATGTTAAAGCTAGAATAAAACTACACCAAGACGCAGAGAAAATGAAGGAACTACCTTTGTGTACAGCTAAAGAAAGATGGCGTAAAGAAGATCAGTTTGCTGTTATGAAAGATGGTAGAAAATCTGCTTGGCGTTTATTTTCTACAAAAGAACAAGCTAAACAATTTATCGTTGGTGAAAAAATGGTAGAAGGTAAAGGTTGTGCTATCGTAGAACGTAAAGGTGAAGACGTTAGATGTCAGCATTATTGTAGTGTCAATGAGTTTTGCTCACATTACATGGATGTATCATTTTAATGAGTGTATATAAAAAACAAGTAGGGGGTAACCATTACAAAAAAATGGTTATCCAACCTGCTAAATTCATTAATGCCAATAAACTTTTATATGCAGAAGGTGCGGCTATTAAATACATATGTAGGCACGGCTCAAAAGGTGGCCTACAAGACATAGAGAAGGCCATACAGTACCTTCAAATGATTAAAGCTAGGGATTACTCCAAAAAGAAAAAATAATACCAATTAACCTCTTATTCTGATAAAATAGCAGGTTATGAATTACAGATTTACAGCAATATTAATAATACTTATGTGTTTATTAGCTTTTTTTGGAGGCCCAGCAAAATGATTGATAGGTTTTTATTAAAATTTTTTAGTAGTCTTGACGTTATGTTTTCATTTTTAGAAACATACTCAATTAAATTTTCTGTTTGGTTATGGCAATCAAGAGTAAAGATATTAAGAAGAAAAAGAAAAAAGAAATGAGAGATACAAAAGTATTAGAACAGTTTAAAAAACATACAGAAAAAAAACTTAAAGAAATGAATGTTTTTAAACTTCTTAAAAAAGAAGTAAATTATGGTGCTAATGGCACTCAAAGATATGTTATTAAAAAAGGTATTAATAAAGGTAAGTTAGCTAAATGAAAATATCTGAAAATACATCTGTAAGTATGCCAATTCGCAATATGGCTATGATAATTTTGGGTGTAGCTATGGGTGTCTTTGCCTACACAGAAGTAACTGCAAGACTTACATCCCTTGAAACATCAAGAGAATTATTCCAAGCTGATCTACTTAAAAAATCTGAGCAACTTCCAACTGATCAAGAACAATATATGTTGATAGAAGATTTATATAAGACAACAGAAAAATTAGAATTAACTCAAGAACAAAACATGACGAATAAAGTTAATATACAGTTTTTAAGAGATCAATTAGATAAAGCGTTAGCTGATGTTGAAGATTTAAAAGATAAGGTAAGACAAAATGGAACAAGTCATTAGTACAGTTGTGGCTCTTTGTATGTTTGTTGCAGGTGAATTAACTGAACACAGAATACAACCCGCTATGTCAGATTGCCTAAAAGGTAAACGTATTGCTGAACGTGATGCTAATGATAATATTGAATATAAGTGTGGCAAAGTAAAAGCAGAACTTGAAGAAAATATTGATGGTAGCAAAGCAATCAAAAAAATAATAAAAAATAAATAATGCTTAAATTTTTACTTATATTACAAATGTGTTCTGGTATAAATGGCGAATGTGCAGAACCAATTCAATATCAAAAATTATTTAATAATTATGCAAAATGTGCTATATACGGTTATTCAGCAAGTGTTGAATATTTAGGAAAAACAGATTTTAATATGATTAATGAAAATAAATTACACGTTAGATTTTGGTGCAAAGAAAGTAAAGATGCTTAAAAAAAAGATAGTAAAAAAAACTCTTGTATCTGCATCTCATAAAATGATTGCTTTTAAACTAGACGAAGTAAAAGAATTAGTATTAAAAAATTCAAAGGACATAGAAGATTTAAAAGCCCAAGTAAATATGGGTAAAGGTGGCATAAAAGCAATATTTGCAATTGGTTCATTAGTTGCTATTATATTAGGAACAGGAAAATTTTTTAAATTTTGGTAATAATTTATGTGGTTAAATGCAATATCATTAGCACTAAAAGCTGGTACTCACATATACAAAAATAAACAACAAACTAAAATGCTTATGTCAGATGCTCAAATGCGTCATGCAGAAGCTATGGCAAAAGGTGAAAAACAATACGAAGGCAAATTGTTAGAGGCCCGTCAATCGGACTGGAAGGACGAGGCCGTTTTGATAATTCTAAGTTTGCCCGTGTTGGTACTTGCGTGGGCGGTGATATCGGATGATCCTACAGCAATGGATAAGGTTCAATTGTTTTTTGATATGTTTTCACAGCTTCCGTCATGGTTTACAAATTTGTGGATACTTGTAGTTGCTTCAATATATGGTATAAAAGGTACACAAATCTTTAGAAACAAAAAATAGGAGATACAATGGCTAAAAAAGGTTTATACGCAAACATTAATGCAAGAAAAAAAGCAGGTACATCTAGACCAAAATCTAAAAGTACAATTACTGCTAAAGCATACAGTAACATGAAGTCTGGATTTAAGAAAAAATCATCATAATGTACGAAGAACTAAAAGACCGTATCAAAGAGCATGAAGGCTTTAGAAATACTATTTATAAAGATAGTCTAGGTTTTGCCACAATTGGGTACGGTCATTTAGTCAAAGAAGATGACCCCTTTGTAGAAGGACATACATACTCTCAAAAATTATTAAACGATTATTTTGAATTAGATTTTACTAATGCTGTAGTTGGTGCTGAAAAATTATTAGGTAATCAAGATATGAATTACAAAGCCAAATGTGTTATAATTGAGATGGTATTTCAATTAGGTATGACAGGTGTATCTAAATTTAAAAATACATTAAAAGCTGTTAAAAAAGAAGATTGGGATACTGCCGCAGATGAAATGCTTGATAGTGTTTGGGCTGAACAAACTCCAGAACGTGCTAACGAACTTTCCTCAACAATGAGAAGTTGCAAATATTAAAAATTAAACTATAAGTTTAGTTATGTTAATCATAGAAGACGTAATTGTTAATTACGGAAAAAATGAACCTGTTGAAATAATTAATGATGTTCATATTTCAAATGGCATTGTTAAATTTATTGATCCTAAAGAACAACTTAAACAATTAAAAGAACATATAGACGGTTCTCCTGCGGAGTTATATGAACAAAAGAATATTAGTGATTAGTGATATGCACGTTCCTTACCATCATAAGGATAGCATAGAGTTTTTAAGAGAAATAAAAAAAGAATATAAACCAGACATGATTGTTAATATAGGTGATCTATTAGATTTCCATGCCATATCCATGCATGAACATAACCCAGATTTATTTAGCGCAGGGCATGAATTAAAAGAAGCTAGAAAATATATTAAAGAACTAGAAGATATATTTCCTAAAATGGTAGAAGTAGATAGTAACCATTCTAGTCTTGTATATAGACGTGCATTAAAGTTTGGTATGTCAAAAGAATTTCTAAAAGATTATGGTGATTTTCTTGGTACTAAAAAATGGGAATGGATTGATGATCTAACTTTAACATTATCTAATGGTAAAAGATGTTTCTTTACACATGGTAGATCAGCAGATGTATTAAAGGTATCACAAGCAATGGGTATGAGTTGTGTACAAGGCCATTATCATACTAAGTTCCTTATATCTTATTGGGCCAATCCAGATAATATATTTTTTGGTATGAATGTTGGTTGCCTCATTAACCAAAAATCAATGGCTTTTGCTTATGCAAAAAATTTTAAAACTAGATTTATAATAGGTTGTGGAATGATTATAGATGGTATTCCAAGACTAATGCCTATGATCCTAGATGATAAAGGTAAATGGATTAAGAAATTGGTTTAGGTATATCTGATTTAACTTTAGCAATAGCATCTTCCCAGTTAGTAGTACCATTAACCTTATCCCAGTATTGCATATCTAACTGTTCCTGTATTGATGGATAGGCAGTTGCTCTTTCTCTTTGATATTCGTTAGCATCATACTCTGCTTGTAGTTCTGTCATCTTAGCTTCTATGTCAGCTTTAGATATTTCTGGTGTTCCATTGTGCCATTCTATTTCACAAGTGTTAATATCACTACCTCTAACAACTACTTCTGCGTTAGGATTTATTTTCAAAATTGCATCTATAATCATCCTTGTATCTCCATTAATGTAATTGTGCTTTCTCCAGGATAACGAAGTCTAACTGTTCCAGAACCATCTGGTCGTCTAAACTGTGTTTTATAAGTTGTTGAACTTGTTGTAGATGGAGTATCTAAATATGAAGTTGAAACTGTTTGTCCATAAAGTTGCAAAGATGTTCCTGTATATAAAGTAAAACCAGTTATTCTACTTAACTCTGTAGTACCTCTAAATAATTTAATTTCCATATCAGAATTATCTAATTTTACTGGAGAATTTTCATGTACGCTTATTAAAATTTTACTTGATGTACTAGATGGAGTTATACTTGCAGTTAATCCTGTGTCAGCAAGACTTGTACTTGAACTTGTAACTTCAGTAGCTATTTTTGAATTTACAACTTGCAAAATCTTTCCTTTACCAGAGTTTGCTCCTAATGTAATACTCCTATTAACGCTTGGATTTCGTCATCATCTAATCCCAAGTCTTTTAGTTTTTGTTTGCCAGATGCTTTCTTATCTATTGCTGTTTGTTCAGCGTCTTTTAATTCTTGTATCTTTGCATTTACTTCTGCTTCTGTAGGTTTTGTAATTGAACTGTCATGTACGATAATATTTTCGTAACTTTCTCTATGAGAACCAGTCCAGTCTTTTTTCCAACCAAACCATTGACCAGAGTGCATTTTTGCTAAAGCATAATTTAACCATTCTTGTTCATTCATCTTATGTATCTCCTAGTCTTATGAAAGTTGTAGCATTATTATTGAGGCTATTAGCACCTTGTACTACTGTATTTGTATCATGATGACCAACATGAAATTCAACTTTAAAATTTGAAGTGTTAGTGACATCAATTACTGCGTTTGTAGTAGCTTGTGTATAAGTTAATGCTGAAGTATTATTACTTATATGTGTAAGACCATAAGCAATACTGCTATAATTAGAACCACCATCTGTTGATAATCTTATAGTAATTTCATTGTATCTACTATTTGAATTTAATTGCATATTGGCAAAAATATTTATTAAATAAATTCCAGTTTGAGGAAATGTAAAAACACCACTTGATTGTGTCATTCCAGTTCCAATTTTATCAAAACTTGTATCATTTCTCTCCCAGTTAGATGCTATAGGTGCTACATTTCCTGTAAAGTTTGCTGTCCATCTCCATTGGTCAGCTTCAGTAATTCCTAATCCTACTGAACTATTTATTTTAGCACTTGTGATTGCACCATCATTAATCTTGGCAGTAGTAACAGCACCATCTCCAAGTTTAGCAGTAGTCACAGAGCCATCACTAGGTACTGTCATAACTCCTGTTCCATAATGTAAAAAGAAATTACAAGTAGATGTGCTTGGTACTGCAACGCCAAAGT